GGCTTCATCAGGGGCGGCCACTGTAAAGTTTGGGCCTTTGTATTTTACTTCAGCATCTGTCATTTGCTGGTAAAACTTTTTCCAAAGACGCAATCTACGAGTTTTAGCGTGGGCAGGCCAAGATACCATTTGTCGTTGAATAAGCGCCTGCAAGTGCTTCCAACGCTTAGATTGCTCTGATGGACTTGAAGTAACTGAAATAACTTCAGATCTTGGTATTAGTACTTTTAAGCGTCCGGCCACTGCATCGCCTACACCGTTGGCATCTACACCAATAGCAAGTACGTCGTAGTTAGATAAAAACTGTTGTATTTGGAAATATTGTTCTTCCCAGTCATCTCCTTGAATCTCAAGCCAATTTAAGACACGATGGTCATAATAACCAAACTCATCAGGACGATCCCAGTCAACCCACACAACAGTAACAACCGTAGAATCCATTTTTCTAGCTGGGTCAACACCAACAACGACGGGAGACCTATGCCAGCTTTTAACAAGTTCTTGGGAAGTATCGCCCAAATCATCCATAATCGAAGAAGTGACGAACATACCTCTTTCCAAAAGCCACTTACAGTTGTACGAAAGTTGGAACTCATCAGAGTCTTCTCCAATTCTTAGCATCTCTTTTTTAATAAACTTTTCATAATTAGCCTGAACTTTAGCAACGTCTTTCCAATCCCATTGAAAATGGTTTTGCTTAACGTTTCTACCACCAGCAACTCTACGTTTGTTTAGCTGAATCGCTCTGTAGAAGTTATTTTTGTGTGTGGTAGGTGTTCCCGTCTTTACCATAGTAGCGTTGTAGTACGCACCCATAGGGGCAATAGACTTAGAGACTACGAAGTCATCTGCTTCTTGGCACTCATCAATGATGATAAGGTGGAAAGACTTAGATTCAATCTTAGCTCTTGGGTTAGCTGTCATCATCATAAGAGTAGAACCAGATTTTTTAAGCTTAATGTTTCTAGTTACACCTGGATTTTTAGCAGGCATGTCGTCAAGCTCTGGGTCTCCAAACAGTTCCATAGCACGCTCAGAAGTAAGGCGGGACACTGTTCTTGCGTACAATGTTTCTACCTGGTTTTGAACTGGGGCAAACATACCTACCCAAATTCCATCACCAAATTTACCCAGTAGGTCAGGGTACATGCGAGCTAAGCGTGGGAGGATAACCATAAGTGTGGCCACTGTATTGGCAATGGTCTCTGACTTTCCTGACTGACGTGAGGCAAGGGCAGTGATCTCTTCACCATCATTGATAATAATGGATTCAATAATTCTACGTGCAAGGGGTTTTTGGTACTGGTGAAGCTCATGGCCGACAAGCATCTCCATGAACTGCATGATCTTATCTATAAGTGCTCTTACAAACTCTTTCGACAGCTCATCAAGCTCGTCTTCATCTTCGTCCTCTGGGAGTGGGCCACTGCCTTCGTCCATGTATTCTAAGTCTAGTTTGTCAAGATCTTCTTCTTCATTCACTTTAAAGTTCTTTCTGTAAGTGCGTTCATAATTGCATGCAGGGCCTCTGCCCCCATGCGGGCTTCTTCCAGAGAGTACTTGTCCTGGCTTTTTTGCCAGGCAGACACATTTCTACCAACAGAGTAAAGAACTTGATCTGTCCAAGTAAGTAGTTCTGCTGTAGAAAGAGTAGCTACTCTTTTTTCAACTTTAGTCTTTGTTTTTGTTTCTGCTTTTTTCTTAAATATCATTTTCCGCCCCATCTCTAATAAGATCCCAATCAACTTCATCTTGCTTTAACGGCCTTCCGGCCACTGCATTAGTCAATGCTTGACTCTCGGTATAGGATTTAATCCACTTACCTACAACTAAAGATTTTCTTGTAAATGGAAACCTGATACATATTCCAATACCAAAGCGATAAGGCTCATCAATTTCTTGAGTATTTGCTTTTTCTACTAGGACTGGTGGTTTTACTGGATAAGTCATAGGATGCCAGTAGAACTTACCTACATCACGTGTCTTGGCCACTGTCTTCCTCCGCCTCTGGGCAAACATGGTCTGGAATTTCTTGTTCTAATACTAGCATAGAACAGACAGAACACTTGAACAGCTTTGGAGCAGTAAAGTTATTCTGAGCTGTACCGCCAATAGGTACTTCTGAATCAATTGACGTGTATTCAGAAATAATCTCTGTAGCCATAAAAAGCTCAGGAGGAAATGGCCCGCGAGCTGAATACGATGATGAGGGGACTGGGTGCCCCTGCTTTGTTATTACCCTCGTTACTCTCATTATTCAGCTGACTCAGCTGGTGCCGCAGATTTTTTCTTTCTAGCAGGCTTAGGCTTTTCTACTACAACCTCTTCAATAACTGGCTCTTCAATAAGTCTAACATTGTAGGGAAGTCTATTTTTATGATAAAACTTAGGGAGATGTTCGTCACAGAAAGTTTGTGTTGTAGTACCCAAATTTTCTACAATATAGGTAGATTCATTGTCACAATTTGCGCATAACGCCATATTTATGGTCCTTTCGAAGGTCTTATCATATCTTATATCTGGTTCCATGTTGCATCAACCCTGTATTTACTGGTAAGATTGTATATAGAGGGTCAAACCTCAACACTAACTACGTAACAAAAGAGTTGCAACTAGCCTGGCAGACAGACGCCGGGCTACCCTAGACTGGGTGACAGGCAGTCAAAGGTTCGGGTTGGCTTTCTAGCCTAGGAGATAGTGTGATTATTAATGAAGAAACAATTGTAAAAATAAAAGTAACCCTGATGGCAGTAATGCTAACTATAGTTACTACAAATCAAGCCTACGCGGTATATAACCGGGTTGATACACCCACTGTGAGCACTATCGAAGTTATAGTTGATCCTCTAGATAAGTATCGGGAAATGACTAAGTTTAGTCCTACGGACCTAGCAGACATGCTTGAACAGGTTGGTTTTAAGGGTTACTCCCTAAAGCTAGCTTGGGCAGTAGTTATGCGAGAGTCTAGGGGCAACTCAGGTTCCCACAATAAAACGTCCTCAACAGGAGACAACTCTTATGGCCTATTCCAGATTAATATGCTGGGTAGCCTTGGAGAAACCCGAAGAGAAAAATTTGGTATTAAATCTAATGCTGAACTCTTTGACCCAGTAACCAACGCCCAAGCAGCCTTTTACATGACAAGTCGTGGAAAAAACTTTGGGTCCTGGGGATTAGGGCCAGATGCATATGACGGCACAAGTTCCGAATCAGCAGTTACTGACTGGTTGGACAAATTTCCTAAATAATAGAAAAGGCCCCGTAACTGGGGCCTTTTTTATTTTGCCGCTCCGCCTATATGCAATTCGGCAACCCTACTAGCTAAACCTCTAATAGCGGTTCTTCCTCGTTTTGCAACTTGTCCGCCAACTTCTCTAGCTTTAGCTTGAACTTCTGGATCTTTAGCAGTGTCAATTCCTTTTTGTACTACAGCAGTAACTCCCTTTTTAATTAGGGGTGACGCCATAGTTCCAAGAATAGGGTGTGCAATAGACGCTGCACCAGCAGCTAAATTTCCGGCAGCTTCTGCAGGGTTGTCAGACTTTGCAATATCAGATACTGCTCCGGCTACCTGTGCAATCTTACGCATTTTCATTTATTTTTTGACTTTATCTAAGTACCCATTTTTTTTAGGATTCTTATCGTTACCCTTATTATTATCGCTAGGGCCTTTTGGTGGGTTCTTTGGTGGGTTCTTTGGTGGGTTCTTTGGAGGTGGGGAACCGGCAGCTGCAGTCTTTGGTTTTTCTTTTTTCTTGGTTGCAACATATATTGGTTTTGTGCGCTCAGGTAAGCCTATTCCTCGGTCGCTATCACTTAGCCCTATTCTACCTACAGGTTGTAATCCTACGCTTTGGCTATCAAACTGTCCCATTATTTAACCTTCTTTCCAGCTCTTCGCTTATTTTCTTTACCTACGTTTTTAGAATGACTCATGGCCTGTAGGTTAGACATTTTGTCATGGCCCTTACGTCCACCGTTATCTTTGTGATCAACGTCAGTAGTTTTAGCTAACTTTCCGTGCTTGTCTTCGTAATCTGCACGAGCTTTGTTCTTTGATGTAGTAACCCATTTACCGCCTACTTTTTTCTTGTAGACGTAGATAGGTCGACCACCGTTAGCATCAGAGCCTTTATACGGCCCAAACTTTTTTGTCTCAGCCATTACTTGCCCTTTTTCTTTGCGGCAGCCATATTATCTACTAAATTAGGATAAGGACGTCCAGCAGCTTTAGCACGTGCCTTAGCTGCAGACTTCTTCTTAGGAGAAAGTTTCTTATCTTTTTTAGATGGGTCTGGTGTATCCCAAACTTCTTTTTTAGCCATTAGCAGTCCCACTTTCGTAGAGCTAACGCTTTACGTGTTGGCTTGCCATTCTTTTCCATTGGGCCAGGCATACCACCCATACGT